GCTGCACCTGCTTTACTCATTTGTGATTGAATTTCACGGATTAATATTTCCAATGATTGAATTTGAGTGCGTATGGTTTTTATATTTGATGATTCACCATTACATATACATTGCAATATAGGGGCAGGACATTCCGGACGTTTCATCGTTGCGCCTGTGCCTATGCCACCTACAACTGTCCCACCGGTCGGTCGATTTGATGTGGGTAATTCAGGAGGGGTCGGAGAAGTGGAAACAAATGAAGATGGAGCAGATTCACATTTGTCTGTATCTGTAAGAGATTCTGCATTAACGCCATCTCTTTTTAAAAGTTCGTCTATTTCTTTGATTTGACCTTCTTGTGTAGTACGTTGTGCAGTGCTTGTATCAGTCGAAGGCATGCTTTGAAGAATCATTGCGCGTTTCAAACATAATACACGACGTGCAAGCGGAGGTAGCGGTGCGCCGTGATTGCCACTTAACCAATGTAAGAAGTCGCGAATATTTGCTGGAGATGGAGACGGTTTGATTCCATTATTTCTGTTTCCAATTATTCCAAGAACATTTAATAATTTGTTATCGCCTTCAATGTATCCTGTTTTGCTTTCAGATCTAAGTTTTTTGGAATTTTCATCTGTTGCAATTTTTTGTCCTAAAAATGTGATGCTCATTTCTATTTTATATACGTATAATTATATTTTTATTAACCTTACTCAACAGTGGAGATCAGTGATGAACCAATATTTAAACCCAATCTCCATTGCATAAAATCCATTGTAAATGTATTTTATTCAAAGCCGATTGACTCATCGCTATTACTCAATTTGTTCACCATTTTCCACAAATCCATCAAGCAATGCATCACGTTCTTCAATATCATTTGTGTATTCATATGTTAATGCTATAATGCGCTGTGATGTTACTTCTGGAATTTTAAGTGTTTGCAAGTCTGTAGTGGGAGGAAACGGAGGATAAGTATACGTTACATCTTGAGCAGGATTTGCCTTACTTGGATACGTAAATACAAAATAATATGTTAGATTTTCGGTTGAATTCCTTTCTTTAAAATACCACATTTGAAATAATAAATCATCTTCCTTTTTGGAATTATATAGTTTGTAAAATAGTAGTTTAATAAATTTTTCATCCGTTATTTTATGTAACATTCCGTGTTCATTATCAGATATATACCATACGTTATTTATTTTAAGTATTGATATTGCATGTCCTGATTTGCCATCCGTCATTATGTCTATTTCGGGTCGATGTGTTATATAAAAGCCTTTTATCTTATTGAGATTTGTTTTGTATTTGTCTTTGATTTTATCATATCCATAAAAGAAATTAAGATTGTTGGCTTCTAGGACTTTTTTTGACAATAGATATGTTTTTAATTTAGTAAGATACTCAATTATATTCTCGCGAGATGCACCAATGCATAATTCAGATTTAGAGACACCATGAGACAAATTAATACTATTTCTTCGTTTCGTTTCACTTGGCGCATGTGTTGCTTCTAATTCCAACATATTGACATATCTTTGCATGGCATTTTTCAACGCCGCATCCATATCGTCTTTATATAAAAACTCACAATTGTTTATAATAATATCTTTTATTTTATCTGCTTGTAATAATATTGTAAATAAGGAATCTGTAGCACAAGTTGAACCCATTTGACTAAATGTATATAATGGTGATTTTCGTTCACGAACAAGTGTTTTAAGTTCTTCACATAAGTTATCTACTGGTTCTGCGCCTGCCTTTGACAATAAAATCAATGCAAACAATTTATTAACTTTTTCATCTTCAGGTTTTGGTTTTGGTTTTGATTTTGATTCTGGTTCTGGTTCTGGTTCTGGTTCTAGTTCTGGTTCTGAGGTTGGTTCTGCGTCAAGGTTTGCTTCAGGTTTTTTCTGTTCTGGAGAAGTCCGCAATGAAAGCAATGAAGCAAATGCATCACGCTTTTCTTGTGTTTCTGGTTCGGGAGCAGAATTTATCAATATCAATTGAAACAATTTATCATATTGATTTGTAATTTTCTTTGGACGCATTTGATGAATCATGGCTGTGTTCATAGCAACATTGAGTTGTTGCGTTGGTGGCGAATACTTTAGTTTGTTTTGGCGAATGCGTTTATCAGTAAGTTCTTTATTTGCAATCATAATCGACCATAAGACATATTGTGAGATATTACAATTCTTTTTAAGAATCAAACTGCTATCAGATGAACATGTTTGCAAATTATCAAAAAATGTCGGTAAATACATTTTTAATACATTGATCATTTTTGAATCCATGCCCAAATCGGTTAGTAGTTGTGATTCTTCTTTTGTAAGTGCAATTTCACGTTCAGTCTGTGTATTTGCAGCATTTGTACTCTTTTCAGGCTTTGCTGCATTTACAGCAGCCGCTGCATCAACTTTAAAAGTATTAAAGTATTTACGACGACGCGAACGATCTCCAGGCAATTGTGAGATACTATAGGATTTATTTGAAATTGTGACAATATCAGTTGACATTGGTTTCACTCCCTATATGTCATACATTTTTTATATTCCATATCATACCGTGTTACCTATGTGCACACACGAATGGTTTAAAATAATCTGATTGAAAGTACTTTCAGAGAAGATCCAAACAAACAATGGAGGCTGTTCACACATTATCTGTTTCACCATCACCACCATCGTTGTCCGAATCTGAGAATGTGATTGTTGATACCCCAGCCTCTGCCACATCAGTCCCTGTTCTGGAACGACGTGCAGTTACAGTAAAACATCGCGTTCAATGTAAGCAAGATCAAGTAATAAGTTGGTTACAAGATTTTTATACAGCGCCGGGCAATTTAGAAAAGTTATTACCTATTTTACAAGGTTCATCTTCCGTTAGCCTTCGGTTAGTTGATTATTTTGTTACAAATTACGCCAAGAAAAATAACACGTCGTATATGCTGAATGGCAGACATTTCTTAGTATATTTTAATTACAAACGTGAATTGAATGCATATAGCAAACGATTATTTGATCCATTTTGTCGTCGTGAGCGCATAATGTTTCAAGCGCGCGGCATTGATCCGTTTGTCACAACAGTTGGACAACTCAATTTCTTTCGATGGTTTATTGAAAAGGAAATTTTTAATTTTGTACATGAACATCGCGAAGAAATTGAAAAAGATATGAATTCGACATTAAAACAGCATTATAGTCGTTCAAATACAACCGCAAGTACAAAACGCACACAAGTTGAAGATCGCACAGAAACATCTGCATCTTCCACATCATCAACTACATTGTCAGCAGCCGATGAAACAACATCAAATGCATCGTCAAGTCGTAAAAAACGGTGTGAACTCACACAATCGGCGATGAAAAAGGTGAATGTTCATGAATGTGAAGTAGTTGTGCATTTCACTTAGCACCAATGGTGAGCCAATCTTTTAACTCAACTTTGAATAAAATACATTGTAAATGGATTTTATTTTTTGTATATTGAATTTGGTATTTCAATTAAATGCCCCCCCCCTAGTTAGTACCAGTGGTGGCACCACGCCATTCATCCTGTTTGGGGCGCAAAAGTTCATATGCTTGCAATGAAGCCAAATCGGCACCTGCACGCGGCGGTAACCAGCGATCTGTAAATTGTCGCGCAGTCAAGGCTCGTGCTGCATCAATTCCGCGTTCGCGATTATCTTCAACAACAGCTCCACGTAACTCGCGAATCATATTTCTTGCATCTTGACCTCCTGCATTCAAACGTTGTGTATATGGGTTTGTTGAAAACGTATCTGATGGCAGCCCTGGTGATGCTGTTTCACGTGGTGGATCTGGTATATACGACGGTTGAGTGCGATATTGGACTGTATTTGTTCGTGATGATATAGGGTTCATGTCCATATATACCGGAGCATTTTTTGTTTGAAGTCCATGTTCGCTTACTTGTGTTGGTGGCGTTGCATGGAAAAAATCCCAAGAACGTGAATTAATTGCATCGCGTCCATTATATTCTTGGCGCACGCGCAATACTTGACACGCCGGATGAAACGTAGTTGGATCGTGAAGAGCGGGCATAAATGCACGTTTTTCACGTTCGATTTCTTCCCATTTTGAATATGGATGCATAGTAAATGCTCTTTCTAAATTATATGTAATTAAAACATTGTATATGCCGCAGAGGTCTAAACCACTAATTGACAAATCATTGGCACCAATCTTCTTGGAATAAATTGTAAATGGATTTTATTTTTATATTGAATTTGGTATTTCAACGTCATTTTGCCCCTAGTCTAAACCGAAACGCACGTTTATAATGTAAGGAATTCGTAAGTATGTTTCGGGTGAAAACAACACGTCGGAATATAAAGCGCGCCTTATCGCCTTTAAAGCCAACATCTGATCCAACAACACCAGCCACAACGCCAGCCACAACGCCAGCCACAACACCAGCCACAACGCCAGCCACAACACCAGCCAATTTACTCATCGAATCAAAAGAAACCACTGCAGCCACAGCCGTTGTCGAGAAACAGGAAAAACAGATGACGGATTTATTTGCCGCAGAAGCAGCCGCAGTTTCATTAACGAAACCGTGGCTCCGTCTTGAACGTGGGATTCGCATGCAGAAATTGCGTGCATTTGCAGATAACTATGAAGATTTAAACACCGATGATAAGGAAAATTTATACAAGTATTTGGTCCGTGCAAACGACGCAAAACTTTTGAATACAAAACAACAAATCCAATACGAACACGGTTCTATTCAGTGTGTTAAAGGATTGAAAATTATACGCACAGGTGATCCTTCTGCGCCGGCTACATTTAAAATTGAAAGCGTGCGTTCAACAAAACGAAATACATCAGAATAAAAGAATAAAAATGTCACTTACAATAGAGATGGTCTACTCTGCATGCACCGAATGGTTCAACGATTGGGTGTCTGTGAATCCCGTTGAACTTGAAGATGAATGGGATTTAAGCGAATGGATGGCACACGAAATGCATCCAGCAACACAAACATTTATTCAATATGCGTTTCATTCGCCGCGAGCACGAAATGACGCCTTACTGATTTTACGTTCATTATATTACGAATATTTTCTGTTCCAAGTAGAGCGCGCACACCGTGCACTGAAACCAAACAACACACATCTGGATCGTCTGAAAGCCGCGCCGCAAACAATACAGAAATCGAATGCATGGCATACCGAAGCCCGTGATATTTTATCAGGACACGAATTTGGCGCGCTTTGTGTCGGTAGTTCAGCCGAACGAACCAGTGTTATTCAGAAAAAGTGCGCACCAGCCGCCATGCGTGCTGAAGTAAGCGATTCAGATGACGAGACCCCAGAACAGACTGTATTTGTAAGCGGTGAAAACGGGTTATCTGCGTTCAAATGGGGATGGCGTTATGAACCAGTCGCACGTCAACTGTTTGAAACTCTGGTTGCACAATCACCTGTGTATGATGGTTTAGGACGTGTTAAACATGCTAGTTTGCCGCGACTGGGTGCAAGTCCTGACGGCTTGATCACCGAGGGATCCCGGGCTGGACGACTCTTGGAAATCAAATGTCCTATTTCACGCATTATTGATGGAAAAATTCCAATTCGTTATTATTGCCAAATGCAACTTCAAGCCGAAGTTTGTGATGTTGATGCGGTAGATTATGTGGAAGTCCAATTTGGAATTTTATCCTCGCCGGATCAACTTGTATTGTCCAAACAACCTCGAATTGGAACAGTCTGTGTCACAGCACCCTCCTGTGATGCAGATCCTTCAACGTACACATATGAGTACAGTCCTTTGTTTGAAGCCACAGATGCTGGTTATGCACAGATGCAAGAATGGATGCCGAAGGGCACAGCCGTGTTGGAACGCACGCAATGGTATGTGAAAGATTGGTTTACAACAACCGTTATGCGAAATCGGCGATGGTGGGCAGATGTAGGATTTCCTGCATATACTCAATTTTGGGAAGAAGTAGATACACTGCGTACATCAGGGTTTACAAATCGAAAGCCGCTATTTGTTGATTCGGACTCGGATGAATCACCCGTTCCTGCAGGTGATGTGGATGGAGGAGACACAATATGATAACTATAAATTATTTCTGTAAATAAAATCAATTTGTAATAGATTTTATTTCATTGGAAAATTCGTTACGACCTTCTTTGTTTGGGCGTTGTTTGTATGTTTATTTAGATTCAGAATTTGTTTTCATAATCGTCTGTATTAATCATATGTATATAATTATTAAGAGTAGGAACTTCAGCGTAGATTGCACACGCACTTGGTACTTCCATTATTCCAAGTATTTTAACTTCTTTTAATTTAATTCTCAAATCAATTACTGATTTACTATATAATAGACGTATTATATCTATAGAATAAGCAGGTTTTGTATTTATTATTTGACAAAAAGAATCAATTACTTCTGGTGTTAAAGACGTTGTAAGTAATGTAACACCCGTCGATGCACCTATATTTGTAGTTGAATCTGGAAAGGATTTACAAATATAAGGTATCTTAGCATCGAATTTGACATCGTGATAATCAAAATGTATTCGAATACGTTCAGTATTCTTTGGCAAAAGTTCAAGGATTTTTTTTACTTCTTCGCCACTCCACGGCATTTCATATTCAGGAATTACAGACATTGTATATATAAATTATTTATTATGATTCTACTTTAGACTATACAACTGCTACTAAATTAATCGCGACCGAACTTTGTATGAAGCAATCGCAGCCACGCGTTCAACTTTCGTGCCCTCAATGCTACTCATGCCAAGTTGCTTTGCAATATTTGCCAATTCATCTAATGTCAATCCGTTCAATGATTTGATTACAGATAGTGGTGGCATGAGTACAAATTTGTTGGAATCACAGAGTTTAATTACATCTGAAGTATGCGAGGATCCATACATGAGTTCACCATTCGTGTTTACATGGTAAAGAGGGTATGTAACGGTTGGTTTGGATATAGGGTCGGCTGCGGGATATAATGCTACAATTTTAGCATCTGTATCCCATACAGCAACACGCACTTGTTTGCAAACGCATACAAAATCCAAGAATGCAGAGGCTAATTTATCATCGCGAATCAGTTTCCAAGGAAACGATACGCGTGCGCGTTCCAATTCTTTAATATTTCCACCAGATGCACATCGGGCTTTCAGCATTTGTTCAAGACCCGTTTTTGTCCATCCACGACTACGTCCACTTTCTTTCGAGTACACTTCATTCATTATTGCTTCCAGACGTTGTGCTTCGGTAATTTCCATTTGATGTTTAGTGAGTCGCGGCGCTGAATTATATAATGGATCGCTATGCTCCATGCCAATAACAATTGGATCGATTTCAGTTTTGGATGCACGTGGAATTGTCAGTCCTGACGAGGCGGCTGCTGGCGCTGGTGCTGGTGCTGGTGCTGGCGCTGGTGCTGGTGCTGGTGCTGGTGCTGGTGCTGGTGCTGGTGCTGGTGCTGGTGCTGGCGCGGCTGGAACGG